TACCCATATTCTTTCTATCGGTAAGACTGACAACACCAACAGACTTCAACTGCTCTTCTTCTATCTCATGAATATGCATACCATGTGCAGAATAAATAGTTATTAATCTATTAAGTATAAAGGTATAGCTCCACTCTCTATAGTTAGTAAACTCTCCAGAAATAAAAGCACCTCTTAGATCACCAAGAAGATCGGAGGATGTTTGCCTTATCATATTAAAGGCCATAAAATAATCATGATCTTTTATGGTAAGTATATCTATAGGATCTTTAGCAGGGAACATAGAGTCTAGAGCTTTAACAGAGATTGGCTTTATGTTTATACATGTAGGATCAATCCATACAACCCAATTTATATTACTAAAAGCACACTCAGTTACAGCCATAACTTTAGAAAGATACTTAACAGCATCTATATTCTCACTGTAAGGTACAGTCTTACCTTCTGTTCCGTCATGCTTACCATACTCTTTCAAAAACTTTTTGTAGTCTTCTACCTCCAGAAGATTATGGTAGTGTATGTTAGGTGCTTGAGGTAGAGAATAGTTTGCCAGATCTATATTATAATAGTAGCAATGAAAGTCTATTTCTTTTTCCCAATTATCTCTAAACTCATTAAGTAATGTGATGGTACTCTGTTGTAGTAAAGTCTCATCAAAGACTGTTACGATATTATATTTCATCTATTGAATCTTTCTTTGATCTAAATAAAGCTATATTACTGTAGTCTGCATTCCATTCAGCAGCATACTCTCCATCCTTTGCTCTCTTACATTGCCACTCTTTAAACCAAGGGCCACCTGTTGTGAAGTGTACGTTCTTTGCTTCTACGTCCTCTGGTGAATGACCATCCAGCCAATTCCATTCTTCATGTATAGAACCAATAAGACTGTCTCTGTTAGGCAACCATTTAAACTGGTGTAGATAAGAACCACTCTGACTATTAACAACCATAGGAGTAAGCTCTTTATTTAATTCATGTCCACAGTTAAACAACATAAGGCTTGACCAATTCTTTCGGGGATAGGCACATTGTTTCTGGTTGTCCATCTTGTATTCATCAGTAGGTTCATACTTATGCTTCACACAATAGAGGGGTAGATCGGGATCATCATACTCTTTAAACAATTCTGTTATGTCTGTTCTTGGAAACATATCACAATCCATATACAAAGCCCAACCTTCCCAAAGCATTAGGGCTGGTATAAGAAAACGACTAAAGCTAAACTGTGTAGAAAAAGGACGTTGATCTTTCGTGTCAATCATCTGTCCATTAATCATTTGATAGGGTCTATATAATAAGCCAGCACGTTCTAACTTCTCTTTATCAAGGAAGGTTATATCAACAGTCTCTGGTGTATCTCTCCTCAAGAGGTGATCAAGTACTATAGCAGCTACTCTCTCTTTAGGATCATACCCTATAAATATTTTATATATTCTTTCTCTTTTTTTCATTGGTATCTCCTGTAAAAAGGGAGGACACATACCATGCCCTCCCTAATCTCTTACGTAAATTCAATAAGTCTTGGCATTTTATCTTCTGGAATATTCCGTTTTAGCTTGATGATGACCATCCCATTTTTAAACGATGCTTCCGTAACTTCTATATTCTCAGCAAGATCAAATGTTTTTGTAAATGCCCGACTTGCTATGCCCTTATGTAAAATGTTCTCCTCTTCTTCTTTAGCAGAATTGTTTCCACTAATGGTTAATCTCTGTTCTTCTTGAACAACTTTAACTTCCTCTTCTGTAAAGCCAGCTAAAGCTAACTCAAGTCTGAACTCCGTATCTGAGACTTCAATAAGATTATGTGGGGGATACTTGTCTTGACTAGTGGTATCAGACTGTCTATCCATTATTCTAGCCAGTAACCTGTCATAACCTATAGCCCTCTTATGGAAGTCCTCCAGGGAGGGGGGAAGTCTGAACGACCAATTACCTTCGAGTCTTACATTCATAGCTTTCTCCTTTTCAGCAAGATATTATGGAACCCACCATTGGCATTCCATACATATATTATACTATACTTTTTTAATATTAACAAGCTTTTTATACTCCACATACTCCTCCTGCTCCACTAATCTCACAAATATCATGAGCTTGGATATTATCTTCAAACTCTTCACCTAATTTTTCACTAGCTTCTGTATAAGGAACTTTTGTCAGGGGTTGACCACCTCTGCATCCATCTGGATAACAGGTAAATCCTCTTAATCTATGAGCATACTTAGCTAAAGTTTGAGCAAAGTCTTCTACCTTATCTTCGTTGTTATCTTCAGTACCCCATGAGGGTAGGTTTATTGTACTGGAGATAGACATATCAACATACTCTTGTACGTTGGCTTGAAAGTTTAGTCTTCTCTCATAGTCAGTAGCCAGATCAAGAGCAGAGTCAATGCTATCAGGCTTAACACCATATAGTTCTATCATTTCTTGAGCAGCACTATCAACAACATACTGGTAGTGCCACCTCTTGTTTTTAAGATACCTACGTTTATAGGCTACAGCAAAGATAGGCTCTACTCCAGTTGAAGTACCAGCAAGAATACCTATCGTACCTGTAGGTGCTACAGCCCTGACAGCAACAGGTACAGATATGTTTAGTTGATTAGCAAAGCTACGAGCTACCTTATCACTCTCAGCTTCATATACTTTAAACCATCTATGAAGTTCTGATGTAGTCTCATACCTATGACCACGTTGTATTAACCACTCATGTAGCCCCATCAAACCTAAACCTAAACGTCTATTTCTATCTCGAACTTGATACACCTTTTCGTAGGGGAGACTTGCTCGAAGGGTTCCACACAGTAGAAATTGTGTGGCAAGTTGGACAACTTCCTGCAACTGGTTAAGGTCATCAATACGAGCAAAGTTAAGACTACCAAGATTACATACGTCAGAGTCATCCTCACTGGTGACTTCAGTACAGGCATTCCTGAGTGTTTCGTTTTCTTTCTCGAAGAAGTTGAATGAGAATCCCGGTTCAGCAGTTCTAAGAGCTTGACGTACATTAGTCCTAAAGACATCTCCTATCTCTCCTTTCTCCCAATAGTTTAACAACCATTCGGTATCGTAGTTTACAGATATGTTTGTCATATCTAGTGGTGCAGGGAAATTAAAATCATCCTGCTTAATATCAAACAGAGTTTTACCTGTATTACCAACAGGCATATCAAACCAGTTCTTAGCTTTAAGAAACTTATCTACATCATCGTGCTGCCAATTAAGAGAAGCATAGATAGCAGACCTACGACTACCACCTTGCATAACCTTCTGTCCTATGGAGTTAATCATCTGCATCTTTGGTATTGGACCTGAAGCTATACCACCAGTACCTTTGAGAGGTTGTCCCTCAGATCTGTAAACAGAATAATCTATACCAATACCACCACCTGTCATAAGGCAGGACTCAGACTTCCAAGATAGATCAGCCCAATCTTCTCTAGTATCTTCTTCTGCTTTAAGTAGGTAGCAGTTGTTAAAGAACTTCTTCTCTCTACCTGCATAGTAAAGATAACGTCCACCTGGAATAAATCTAAGATTAGAGATATGATCTATCAAGGCTTCCTTATCATCTTTTGATAGCTTATCCTGACATACATCCTCAACTAATGTACAGGCCAGTTCATGAAATGTCTCTGCACCTTCATGAGAATACTTGGTATAAAATATATCTTCACTAAATTTAGATCTGAACTGTGGATTTCTATTTGATTTGAACATGCCTACCCCTTTCCCCTATTAAGTCTTTAAATAATTCTTGTTGTTCTCCTTCATCTGAATAATGCATCTGCAATATTAACTCTGCATAATGTATTGCTTTCTCAATATCCTTTTTACCTTCACCTTTAGTACGATGTCGAGTGATATATTTTATCACATTACCCTCTAGGTAGTCAAGATTATTTGCATGAATATACTCTACTGGTTGAATACCACACCCCTTATAGTGATCACCACCAACTTGAGTATCTAAAGGATTAGATAAATTTTTGTAGTTTTCTTCTAACATTGTCTGAATCTCCTGATTGAATTACCTCGTAAGCAAATGTTCTAACCTTGGATGGTGGTAGCCCTGCATAATAACATATAGCTTCAAAGTCTTCACAGGTAACACCACTTGATGTAAAGAACCAAGCATGAGCTTGATCCCTATGTAAAGTTATTTTACTATCTTCTTTTTCTTTTATTGGTTTAGATACATCTATTAATGCTTGAACAATAACAGCTATATATAAACTTTTATGTGGATCTTTTTCAGTAAGATCATATAAGTGTTCTGAAGATACACTCGTGTCAATCTTCATCATACTCTTGAACAGGTCTATAGAACTTACCTCCTACATAATTATTGTAAAAGGCTGGTTCATCTGTTCCCTCCAATACAGAAGCTAAAACATTATACTTCATCTGATAGTAACACTCATAATATCTTAAGCTCCTTTTATTTTTAAACTCTGCAATAATTTCAAACTTAAAATGTTTCTTACCTATCTTATTAATATCTTCAATAAGATGTTTGCTTGAACCCATATAAGTTTTCCAATTAGATTCAGTCTTCTTAGTTTTCTTTTTATACTTACGATAGTTGTAGTACTGCTTACAACCTACATAAGCTTTATTAGTTTTAGTATTGGTAATGCAATAGACAAACCCGAACTGTGTTAGATCGGGCTTCTTAGAATACTTCCAATGCATTACCAATTAACTACTTCTTGAACATCAGGCTCCTTACCAACCTGCACCAGATATCGTTTACCTTTTGCATATTGAAAGACCCTGATACCTTTTCCTTGGTTAGTGTCTGACCAACACTCTCTCTTATGACCACAATAAACACAACCAAAGGGTAACTTAAGATTACCAGACTTACCATCAGGTACAGGAGAATAACACCTATCAGGTATCGAGTCTCTCTCAACCATTTCTTTAAGGTGCTTAACTCTTTCCTTGGCATTGATCATCTCCATAGAATGTACTTTACTAAGGCATATCTCTCCAGTAGATTTATCTATTGCTAGAAAGGCAGCTTCATCTACACCATTAGCTTCTGCATAAGCTGATATCTGTGCAATATAACCAAAGGGATCTTCCTCCAATAGATTA